CTGGAGACCCGAAAGTGGTTCGACAGGAACAGGTGCTTTAACTGCTTCTTTATCAGCAGGTGAATTTCATTTTATTGGATGTGGAGACCACACAGGAAGTTATTCTGAAACAATAGAAGCTAATTATGGTAATCCACCTTTTTCTATATCAAGTGGTAATGCAGATGCAAATGGATATGGTAACTTTGAATATGCACCACCTAGTGGGTACTATGCACTATGCACTAAAAACTTAGCGGAGTATGGATAATGGCTTATACAGCAATAGATGATGGTTCAGCATATTTTCATACGCAGTTATATACTGGGGATGGTAATGCTACACAAGCTATAACGAATGATGCTAATGCGGGAAATTTTCAACCAGATTGGTTATGGATTAAAAGAAGAAGTGATGCCGAACATCATATGTTGGCTGATTCTAATAGAGGTGCTGGAAACAGATTAAGGTCTGATGTTAATAATTCTGAAGATAGTAATGGTGTAACCTCTTTTAATACTGATGGTTTTACAACATTATCAAGTGCGGTTTGGAACGCAAGTTCTAAAAATTATGTAGCTTGGCAATGGAAAGCTAATGGTGGAACGACAGCAAGTAATAGTGATGGCAGTTTAGCATCAACAGTTCAAGCAAATACAACATCAGGATTTTCTATAGTAACCTATACAGGTACAGGTTCAGGTACTACTGTTGGTCATGGTCTTGGTGCAATTCCACATCTTGTAATTGTTAAAAATAGAAGTGCTTCTCAACATTGGAGAGTATTTCATAAAGATGCTTATACAGGTGGTGGCTATGGACAATATCAATCTGGTGTGAAATTAAATGAAAATTCTGCCGCAGATCATGGAGCAAATTCATATTGGAATAATGATCCTTTTACTACAAGTACATTTTCCATTGGTGCAAATGCAGAAGTAAATGTAAATTCAGAAAATTTTGTTGCCTATTGTTTTACAGAAAAACAAGGTTACTCTAAATTTGGTCAATACACAGGTAATGGTGATGCAGATGGAACATTTATTTATCTTGGTTTTAAACCCGCTTACTTTTTACTAAAAAGCACGGATATAACTCAACATTGGTATGTGTTTGATACTGCTAGAGATACTTATAACCCTAGCAACTCAACCCTACAACCAAGTACCAATAATGCACAACAAACAAGTTACCCTATGGATTTTTTAAGTAATGGTTTTAAAATACGACATAATGATGGTGCATGGAACGGAAGTGGTAATTCATACATCTACATGGCATTTGCAGAAAGCCCATTTGTATCATCAGAGAAAGTACCATGCACAGCGAGATAAATCCTAAATGTCCAGTATGTGGTGGTGATAAAGATCAATGTTTTTGTGGTGACGAATGTGAAAGCTGTGGTGCTTAAATGCAAATCAATTTATCAATCAAGAATATTTTAATATTCTGTTCAATAGTAGCGACTATTAGTGGAAATGTTTTTATTGTAGGAAAACTATTTGCTGATTTTGAATTATTAAAAACAAACATACAAGATGTTCAAGCCAATCAAAATGTGCTAGAACTTAAAAACGAAATCCTAGAAAATACTTATAAAATCAAGTCACTACGATTAGAAATAGATGGTGACTATCAATGAGAACTCTTTTTTTTGTATTAACTTTTATTCTTATTGTTAGTGCTGTAACAAGTGCAAAAAGTGCAGATACAAATACCGTATCATCAACTGTAGTTACATCTACACCTGGTACTGCTAACTCTCCTTCCGTTGTTGTAAACAATTCTAATATTTGTAAGACTGCTGTAGCGGGTGCGGTGCAAACTCAAATCTTTGGTATTAGTTCTGGTATTACAGTCACAGATTCGACCTGTGAACTCCTCCTTCTTTCCTCAAAATTATACCAATTCCAGATGACACTCGGTGAAGTTACCCTCCTTGCAAGTGAACCAAGAGTGTTCGATGCATTATGGAACGCTGGTACTTACGCCCCTCTAAATGTTGATGGTGAAAGTAAAATAGGAAATGATGCAAGAGATGCATGGTTAGACAATGTACATCTTATGCCAGAGGGTAGCTTAGTCAAAGCTAGATTACTAAAAGAAAAAGAAAATGAAATTGTAATAAGGAAGGAGGATAATCATGAATTTGAAAAATTTATATTTATGGCTATGGCTATGTATATTGGTATCCCTATCCTCTTCTAGTAAAGCTGTAGACTGCACAACAGATACTATTGGTTTATGTACTCCTGGTGTTACAGAAACTATTATTGAAACAATAACCGAAGAAGTAATTCATGAGGGTGATGGCATTACAACTATCACTACTACAACACACGACATTACAACTACAACTGTTACCAATGAAAACTCTGGTGATTTATTAGACGGTGACAATGACTACGTTGTATCATCTAAAGAAGGTGATATGGACTCAGACTGGGGTGGTCAAGGACCAGCTTCTATGCCTTCAGGTAATAATTGTGGTCAATTGGGTACAGACAAGTGTGCTATGATTACTGGTTCAGGTAACTCTACATCAACAATGGGTGTTCCTAATATGGGAACTACTTTTATTCAAACAGTAGATATATCTGATCTTAATATTACACATGGGGGTGAAACAAATTACACTATTAAAGTTGATAAACAAGATGCTAGTGATTCTATTTATATGCACATTACAGGTAAAGACGGATCAACAAATGTTTTTTCTGGTACAGATGTTTTATCAGCTAGTGGTACTGCAAGTGGCTATCAATCTTATGAAGGTGGATTTAATTTTTCTGGTAGTTTAACAACAGTCATTATTGAGATTGGGGGTAGAGATATTAATCTTGCTATAGGCCCCATGTTCGATGATGTCACAATCAATGTACTGTATAATGTTATCAATACCATTATTAGCCAAGAGATAACTACTGTAGAAATGTTTGTTGCTCTTAACATAGATGCACCAGAAGAAATTATAGATATTGTTGAAGATATTTTTGACAGTAATGAAATGGTAGATACCGATGATGGTATGTCAATGGAACCCATAGAAATAGAAGATATTAATTATGACTCTGTAGAAACAGAAATGGCTGAAATGGTAGAAATGGAAATGCCAGATATAGAAATAGAGGTAGCCGAAATAGAAATAGAAATAGAAGCAGAGATTGAAGCTGAAATAGAAACAACAGTAGAAGAAACTATTGAAGAAGAGATGACAGAGCCAGAGGTAGAAGCTGAAGAAACAAAAGAACCAGAGAAAGTTGTAGAAGAAGAAGAAGTAGAAGAAGTTGAGGTAAAGGAAGAACCTAAAGAAGAACCAAAGGAAGAACCAAAGAAGGAAGAGTCAGCTAAAGAAAAAGCTGGTAAAAAAATTGTTAAGTCAATGGATGATAAAAAAAGATACGATGCTACTAATCAATTAAAAACATTAATTGTTATGCAAGTATTAGCTGACAGTAAATCATTCTTTGAAAGTCAAAAAAAATTAGAGGATCGTCAAGGTTTCTTTAATGATGCTGTACTAGNTGATGGTGAAATTAANTATAACCTTATGGGCCAATATCTTTTGTTTGTTGGTAGTGATGGGTTACATAACGAAATGGTGGAGAGTCAATGGCGGAACTAGAATTTGGTGGAATAAAATTTAAAGGCGGAAAAATTTTTTTAGTAATTACTGCCCTAACTACTTTGGGTGGTGCTATGTGGGGAGGTTTTGAATTTTATAAAGACTACCTGGACATGAAAGATAAGATACAAAGCTATACTGCTCCTGATTTAAGTAAGTTTGATAAGCGATTAGAAATAGTACAATCAGAATTGGATATGATTAAAGGTGAGATGTCAATGATTATACAAGAAGTATCGTTGGTATCAGATGTGGCCAATGAATTAAAGAATGATCTTAGAATTGATGTTAGACGAATAGAGTCTATTGTTGAAGATGTAGAGCAACAAGTAAAACAAGATGCTAGAGATAATAGTAAAGATTTAAAAGAAACTTTAATATCAATTGAGGATGACATGGATGAGTTGGATAAAGATATTAATGAAGCAATGACAAAGCTAGAAGAAACTATTGATAAAAGAATTAAGCTATCATTAGATAACCCTTTGAGTCAGATGAAGTAATGGCTGATTGGGAAAAAGAAATTGCTGAACTACGGACTGATGTAAAGCATATGTTGCAGAGCCAAGAAACAATGCAACAAGAAATTAAAAACTTACAAAAATTTTCAGCTATGGGTGCTGGTGGTTTAAAAGCATTAGTAATAATAGGTATTGTACTTGGTGTAATTGCTAAGTGGATGGGATTTTTTGATTAATAATAACAAGCGAAGAAACGGATGACGAATGATAACAGCTATAAACTATGGTTACTTCAACAACTTCTTCAAGGTAACAGACTGTCAGACGATAATACAGAATGGGAAGAAGAATTTGACGGAGGGCAAGACCTGGGGGAAGGACCAACAGGAACAACGCAAATCCAAAATCAGTTGGATGAACGACTTTCATTTAGGTCAAATCTTGTATACACAATTACAAAAGGCAAACGACCAATTGCGGTGGAACTTACAAACTACGGTTATAGAGTGCATACAATTCACTAGCTATGGTAAGAATGATTTTTATGATTGGCATAGGGATAATGATTTAGATACATCTTTTGAAGATGGATACTTAAAAGGATTAGTACGCAAGATTAGTTTTAGTATTTTATTAAATGATCCAGCAGAATATGAAGGTGGTAATTTTCAATTTGAATTAGGTAATCCTAATGACAAAGATAGAATAAAAACATTAAACAAACCAAGTCAAGGTGGTGCTATTATATTTCCTAGTTATTTGTATCACCGTGTTCAACCTGTCACAAAAGGTACACGCTATTCTTTAGTTGGCTGGGTATGTGGACAGCCCTGGAGGTAGTATGATTAACTATATTATTGCTGGTATTTTGTGCGTTTCAAACATACAATCGACAAATCTGTGTTTTGATGTTAGGATACCTGTGAAATTTGAAACCTTGGCAGAGTGTAATTTCAAAATGAGAAAATTGATAGATGTACTCCATCCAGAGTTTGAAAAAAGAAATTTGTATATGCGTACTAGATGCTTTGAAGAAACAAATATGAATGGAAAGAATACTATATGGACTACGACAGATTAAAAGAAGAGATTACAAATAGTGAAGGTTTACGATTAAAAGCCTATCAATTAGAATACAACACAGCAGATGGTCCAGTTAAAGAACCATTTTATACTATAGGTATAGGCCACCGTGTTAAAGAAAGTGATAAGATAGATGTCAATAAAGAGTACACCTATGACTTTGTTCAAAAATTATTTGAAGTAGATTTTTCTATAGCCAAAGCTGGGGCAGATGAATTGTTAGGTGACTGTCATCCGATGGCGAAGGAAGCTGGAATAGAATGTGTCTTTGTTCTGGGCAAGAATGGGTTTAGTAAATTTGGCAAGACAATAAAATTTATTAAAGAAGGAAAACACCAGGAAGCATCGGAGGAAATAAAAGATTCGAAATGGTATCGTCAAGTACCACATAGGGTGGAAGAGGTATCAAGAAAGTTGAGGGAAATATAATATGGTATTACCGTTATTAAATGCTGTTGGTCCTCTAGCAAAAATAGTTGGTGGAATAGTTGATAAAGCTGTACCCGATAAGGACCTAAAAGAAAAACTAAAACATGAATTAAATACCCAGTTAATTAATGGGGATCATGAAAAGTTAATTGCTAAATCAAATATTATTAAAGCTGAAGCTGAATCAAAACATTGGTTAACAGCCACCTGGCGTCCAGCTTTGATGTGGATTTGTATTATTGTTATTGCGAACAATCATATTATTGCACCATTCTGTAATGCATTTTTAGGAACAGCAATTGAATTATCTATTCCAGATCAAATGTGGAACTTATTAACTATAGGTGTTGGTGGATACATAGCTGGTAGATCGGCTGAGAAAGTTGCGACTAACTGGAAAAAGTAAGTGGATATAAACAAAAGAATATTTTGTATCTCTGACCTTCATTCACCGTACCAGCATAGAGATGCACTAGCTTTTATTAAAGCGTGTAAGAAAAAGTACAAGCCTACTAGATGGGTTTGTATGGGCGATGAAATAGATGGTAGCAGTTTTTCATTTCATTCACCTGATCCAGACTTAGATGCACCTACTAAAGAATTAGATCAAGCTAAAATTTTTTTACATAAATTACAGGAAATTGTTCCTGACATGATGTTCTTACATTCTAATCATGGCTCCCTTCTGTACCGTAGAAGAAAACAACATATGCTACCAGAGCAAATGATAAAAGATTATGCTGACGTATTAGAGGTAGATAAAAGAAGATGGACCTGGCATCCACATATACTAATCAAATCTAAATGGGGTTCTTTTTATTTTATACATAACCTTAATAAAGATTGTGTGAAGTCTGCCCAGGCTCTTGGTTACGATGGGTATGTGCAATCACATTTTCATTCTGTTTATACGTCTACCTATTTTTCTACACCAGAGAGTTTAAAGTGGGCGTGTACGATTGGAAGCATGATAGATAAAGATAGTATGGCTTTTGCGTATTCCAGAAATGGATCACTAGCCAGACCTGTACTTGGATGTATGTTAATCAACAAAGGTATACCACATTTAATACCAATGCGATTATTAAAAGGTGGAAGGTGGGATGGCGAACTCACAGAAATATAAATCTATAACAATTCACGGTAAGAAGTATCCCGAAGTA